CACCATTGATTCCTGCCATCCTAGTGCTAGCGTCTGTAGTGCATCGGCCCCATGTGATGCCCAGTCATGAACGGGTGTATCACGGAACACTTGGCGCTTGTCGTCGTATTCCCGATGGTAGGATGCTATGCAGTTGTACCCGTGTTCGGCCTTCTCATCGTCTATCCAGAATCTAGGAAACATCCGTCTTACGGCCTGTATGCCTTCAGCCTTCGTTCTTGGTCGCTGTACAGTCCTAAAGTTAATCCCCATCTCTCGGGCTACCTCCTTTCTGCTACGGCCTGAGGTTAGCTCTCTGACTTCTATGTCGTGTGGCGCAAGGTGAGATCCTAGCATCACATTGTTGGTCGTCGCGTATTGGTTCAACCATTGGATATAATGCTCCATGCCCTTCGACGTGTTCTCATAGTACCCAATCAATCGGATCTCTTTGCCCATGGCTTGGAATAGCCAGATAGACATGGCGTCCGATATGCCTAGATCCCATGCCGTGTGAACTTGCAATGATGGCTCTATCGGTAGCCTTCCGACTCGTCCCTGTTCCTTTGCTGCAGTCAGTTGGTCTGAGTAATAGGCCCCTGCTATCTGAGCCTCAAAGGATCCATAGAATTCCTGCTGGATTAGTGCTTCATCCATGCCTTCTAGGCGTTCGTTGTCTATGATGTCACTACTGATAACCGGTGATCCATCGGCCCGCTTGGTGTCGTTGATCGTTAGATTCTGGCAGAACCACTCATTAGACTTCTTGGCCATCTGGTAGAGACTGTGGCCGTGATTCTTGCCCCGTGGCGTATAGATAAAGACCGCCCATCCACCATTCTCGGCCAGTATGGGCCTGATATAGCCCCATGCATTGGGGTCACACAATGACCATTCAGAAAAGACCACTCCAACCGGATTAGAGCCTACAAGGGAGTCGTAATTATCCGACCCTGCCAACTGCCATGTAGAGCCATTTACAAGCTCTATGAGCATTTCTTGGGTGCTTGTGCGTTTGCGGATAGACGGAGGAAATACTTGCTCTAAGATCGGCCTCCCTTCGCCGTCAATGCCGTTCCAGATAGCCTTTCTGGATTGATTGGCCTGAGGGAATAGGTGCCAGTACGACCCTTTACGTTGAAGCATACTCTTTGCGGTGTAGTTCAAGGCCGCTGAGTCTTTCCCAGCCCTTCGATGCCATACCACGCAAGCCCTTTTAGCCCCTGAATCCATGGCCCGAAAGAATGGCAGTTGATGCGGTCGTGGTTCCCAATTGTTCGGGATCGATATCTCAGGCAAAACGGCCCTCTCCTGGATAAATGTACAGTACTGTATGGATGTCCAGGTTAAGCGTTCTTGAAGTCTGAGACCGTTATCTGAAGATCCCCGCCACCTTCACCGCTAATCTCTACAGCCTTAACATCTGGCAAATACTTGCTAATCAGCTTCATCTTGAGATCAGCTGCAGCCTTAAGCCTAGTCACTGCTAGAGCGTCTAATTCACCCCCCAGTTCAGCGATTTTGTTTGAGATCTCAATCACTTGCTCAACGGTGCACTTCTTGGAAAGCATCTCTCTCAGTGCTTCCTGTCGTTCCGCTCTGATCTTATGTGCTCTAGTTGCTGCCATTGTCTTTCACCTTACCAAAGATTCTATCCCAGTTGGCCGAATATGCAGCCCTGGAATCGGTTGAACTCTTCCTGGCATGATCACCTTTACCACCATGCGACCAGTTCGGGAAATGCCTATCAGCAGTTTTTTTGTCTAACTTATGGCGCATATCAGGCATGTTTAACCCTATGTTTTACGATATATGCTGTTTGGTTCTATGTATATGCCAAATGGTTCTAAACAAAACTTTGACATCTTTTAACGGACATGCGATCGTCTGTAACCAGTGGTATTCATTATAACTCAATCAGCAAGGAGATACACATGAGAATTACAAGAAAAGTTTTAGAGCGGCAGGTTGCAGAAATTAACCAAGATTTAGGCTTTGCTACTGAAGCATACACCAAATGCGCGGACGGCAAGTATAGAGCCAATGTCGGAACCTATTACTTAAACCATAGCGGAATTTATGGCGGCTATGAGATTAACCAAATTTGCAATGAAGGCGGCGGCTGTCGGGAGATATTCTACCACGGCAGAGTTAGCGCCAAAGAAATGCACCATATCTTGACAGTATATCGAGAAGGCTTAAACCACGGCTTTAATCTTGGATTCGGTCGCGGCAAAGACGCCTCCGCAGCGGCCTAACATAACGGGCCTTCGGGCCCTTAACCAATCCGAGGGGATATATCATGGACAAATTTAACGACTTCAAGAAATTAGTTTCCGGTCTCAGCGATACCGACTGGTTGGTAGATTGTGCGGCCATGCCAAACGATCACGTTACACAAGCGCACGTTGACCAAATCATGCTCGAAGTAACGGGCCGCATTTGGGCCGGTAATATCCCAGTGCCAAGCGAGGTGAGAACATGAGCCCCGTAATCAGAATGGCCGCCGCTTATTGCGCCGCCGCAAATTGGGCCGATGATGTCATAACCGACAAGGCTTTTAGGGATCACGCAGAAAAGGCGTGTGGCAGTTTATGGCGCAGCTTTAGGGGTATTGATCGGGTTTTCGATAATGAAATGATAGAGCAATGCGGACATGATTTTTGGTTGACTCGCCAAGGTCACGGTACGGGCTTTTGGGATCGTCCAGACAACACCTATGGCAACGCAGCGAACCGTGAAAAGCTCAACAATTACGCTCAATTTGTGGGCGAATTTTATGACTTTGTTTCTGAGCCTAGGGAAAGGGGTACAGTATGAACCGATTAACCAAAATCAGCATAGCCGTGGCAGTTGTCGCGGCCTTGCTCTGGGTCTCAAATTGGGACTATGAGCACGAAGTCACCATGTCCAAAGAGTACCGATATAACGTCTGCCTAGGCTACTGGCCGGACTATCAAAACTTAAAACCAAACTGCGAGGGAATACGATGAGCACACTATTAAAAATGGCGTCAATAGGTCAAGGCGCGGAGATTGCTGGAGATGAACAACTAGCACGAGCAATTGAAACCGCCGTGTTTCTGATTTGTGACCGTCGATATGGGCCTGATTTTTGGGAAGAACACGCGGTCGAATGCTTGGGATCTAATGCCGATCCCGTCGAGTGCTGGGAAAACCTGATTGAGAAACTAGGGCCGATTGAGGGCGCATTATGAGGGTTTTAAACTTGTATGCAGGATTAGGCGGGAACAGGAAACATTGGGGCGATTGTGAAGTTACAGCGGTCGAATACGATCCAAAAATTGCTAAGGTCTACCAAGACCAATACCCCCAAGACAATGTTGAAGTCTGCGATGCCCATGAGTTTTTATTAAAACATTTTCAGGATTTTGATTTTATTTGGTCAAGCCCGCCGTGTCAGTCTCATAGCCGCATGATTAGATCTGGCAGGAATAGACGCTCACGTTATATTGATTTAAGGCTGTATGAGGAAATTATGCTGCTACAAGCCGACTTTAAAGGCAAGTGGCTGGTTGAGAATGTAATCCCGTGGTATGAACCACTGATAGCGCCAACCCAAAAAGTAGGACGGCATCTGTTTTGGTCAAACTTTAATTTTGATGTAATAGACCCGCCTAATATAAAAGGATTTATCAAGCAAGGAACCGTTTCAGATTCAGAAAGGCTTAAAGAGTGGCTCGGTATTTACTACGACGGGAACCTCTACTATGAAGGGAATCATTGCTCGGCTCAAGTCTTACGCAATGCTGTTCACCCTGAAATCGGACGACAAATTTGGGCCGCATTATGATCGGCCCTAGACATCCCCAATCAACTAGACCAATGAAAAGAGGGCCTAAACCATCAACGGGCAACTGCTCATCGATGGCCGAGTTAGAATCCGAGGTGGCCAAGCGTAGGGCGATAGGATGGAGCGCAAACCGCATCGCTAACCGTTTTAAAATAAATTGGCCAGCCGCTAAACGTATTATCACAAAACTTGAGGGCAACACATGAAACCAACCCGAACCGAACTGCTAACCGCATGGATGACGCTAGTTAAAGTGCGCGAGACTTACTGCAATCCAGAGATCGACCAATACGATCAGACCGTTCTGCTAGACGTGCTTAAAATGCTGGACAAACTACAACAAATCGAGGGCAAGAAATGAAAACCAAGCGAACAATGAAAGATCGAGAGTGTCATTTGTGCGACGTGGCAATCAGAAAGGGCGAACAATACGGCCAAAAGTCAGTATCACTAGGCAAAACCTGTACATGGAGTGCCGATCAAAG